GCCCTGTGCTTTCAACTCACTTGGCCCGTCCTCCATCACTGATGGTTTCTTAGCAAATTCAGGCTTGAGGAAAGCGAAAGACAACGTCGACGCAGCGGTCTCGTAGTTGGCGTAAGAACCGTCAATCGCTTGTTGACGCGTCTGCCGCGTTATTGCTGCTCGTCTTGAGTTGTTCACATGTGAGAAGAACAACTTCTTGTCAATGACCTCTTCAAAAATCCATTCGACAATTAACTCCGCGTCAACGAAATCCTGTGGCCTAGTTCTAACGTCCGGAACGCTTCGCGTCAATGCTTGAACTTGATCAGCACCTGGCACATCTCTAGGTTGGAAAGTGTACTGATCAAAAGAATCTGAATGAGCAATCCCCTCATCACGGAATGTCACACCAGACACCAGCTCAACATTCGTGCGTATCTCCGATGTGGACAAAGCATCACCACTGGCAGTGAAGACAGTAGCCACGGTAATAGGGTCCGTTAACGGAACTTCATCCAAATGAGATTCAACGATGTCCGGCTCATGGATATGCACCCATGTTGACTCACTTTCAGCTCGCACTTCACAGAAATCCCAAGACGTACCGCCCATAATGACAGTATCAGGCAACCGCCCATTGACGGACGTGTCATCAAACCATCGGAAATTCGTAAGTACTGATACGCCCTCCACTACAAATATGGTTTTCATCCGTGCGCGAGTGAACCCGACAGCGCAATGAGCAGCTTGTTCCGCCTGCCCAAGCCATCGCAAATCACCACCAAGAGCCTTACCCAAGCCATGTATCACAGAGAAATTTGATCGTCGGCCTTGACACTCATGCACAGTTGCTGCACGTACTCCGCGTTGCAAAACCATTTCTTTCCCAATCTGCGTTCCCTGCATTGCTATGTCACCTTCTCCTGGTAGCAACGTGTCATCAGCAGTAAGCGTGTAGCACATTGCTTCCGCATCCTCAGAACCACAGAACAAATCTTCCACAAATGTGTCTGTGACTGTTGAATGCAGGTAAGTGACCGCAGCGTCCCAACCAACGAAGGTGGTGGGGGTAATCATGACGCAGGGCGCGTCAGAGGCGACAAGTTTCAACTGAGTTGGTGAGAACACGTTGGAGATTTGTCTCCTATCGCCAATAGTGACGACACCTCTTGAACGAGAATGTCTGTTGGCAATTGCTTGCAAGTGCTCTGGATCAAATGCATAGCACTCGTCGATAATCACATACCGCGACGCATACTTTATCACCAATGCTTCATGTTGCG